TGCCATAGATTTTTGATTGATTAAACAACCTACATTCATACCAAAGAATATATCATCAGGATTAGCCCAATAAGATATTACAAATTTAGTATGATAATGTCCTTGTACTGCTGACATACCCATTGTTTGTGAAACTTTTAAAATGTCTGCTGATCTTCCATGTGTAAAGAAACATTTTTTTCCATTACTTAATTTTAAAGTCATGTCATCTACCCACTTCCATTTTCTAGTACCTAAGAAATCTCCATAAGGTTTTAGAAATTGTTTTGACATTCCAAATTTTAATGCTCTTCTATAAACTAAACTACTATGATTAGAATCTACTTCAGTTACTTCAGGAAATATTCCCTCTAATTCTTTTATATATTTTCTTGATATATCTAATTCATGTCCTGCACTTGGTAAGTCAGGATTATGTTCATGCATAGATATTGCATGGAAGTCTAATAAATCTCCAATATTAATTACAGTATCAGGTTTAAATTCTTTCTTAATAGCTTTTAAAAAATCAAAAGAATCTTTGTGATGATAAGGTATGTGAAGATCACTAATAACTAAAACAGATTTATGCATAGGGAAGTTATCATTTTATTGAGTTTCTTCTTCTGTCGGCTGTCCTTGTCCTTGTTGTTGTTGCATCATCTGTTGCATTTGTTGGGCGGCTTCCTGCATTTCTTCTTGCGATCTAATTAATTCTTCAGGAACACCTAATTTTTTAGCAACATATTTAGCTACTTCATCTTGTTTAACGAGAACATTTAATAATTGTGGACCAACTCTTTGTTGAACCATACCTAAGAATCTATCTATTGTTGCCACATCTTGTTGTTGTTGTGCTTGTGCTAATGGAGAAGATGATCTTATTTTAATCTCTCTACCATTAACTACAGGAATTTTAATTCTTCCTTGTTTCTTTAAAATATAAATAACTCGTTGTAATACTGGATTAACTAATTCAGCTTGTAATCTTCCAAATGCCGCACCAATTTGTCTTGATAAGTCAGCCATTCTTTCTGCAACTTCTGTAGCTGTCATAGGTGTTTTCTCATTTGGTGTACCTAACATATCATTGTATAATGCTTTTTTAATATTAGTTCTCATATCTCTTAAAACTAAATCACTTACATTAAAATTTCCTGCTTGTGCTATTGGTTGAAGTCCTGATGAACCTGCCGCTTTAGGAATGATTGTACCCGGAATTAAGGCAATATTATCTACATTGATAACTCCATCATCTTCTACTTGATACATTCCTGATATAGACATTTGTGCATTTTCTAAAATTAATTCTATAACTAAGTTAGAAGTTTTAATTGCAGGTAACGCTAATTGTAATGGTCCTCTTCCATATACTTCTCCTGCTACTTTAGACCATCTATAAACTATGTATGGATTTGATCCTAAACCTTTATATGTTTCTTCAAATAATTTATGTTCATACATTTGAGAGATAACACAAAATTTATATTCATCTTCTTTTGTATTAGAATAATTTTTATAAACTATCTCTAGTACATCACAATCCATGTCAGGAGTTTTCTCCATATCCATTATCATTTTTTCAGATAGAGTAGCATCAGGATAAGCATGAATAATATCTTTCATTTTAATTTTTCTATTTCTAAAGATATGATCTACCTTATCATCATGTCCTGCATCTAAAACTATTTGTGGTAATGGGATTGCTTTAAATTTAACTGGATGTATTGCATCTCCCTCTTCTACTAAAAGAACACCTGTACCTACTGCACAATCTAAAAATGTTTCATGTACTTCTTGGGAGAAATTAGAATTTTGTAATATTTCAAAAACATATTCTGTTACTTGATCTAGTTCTAAATTAACATCTTTCTGTTCTTCTTTAGGTATTTCAGTACCAGCAACAAAATCTGCCCATCTTGCATAGTTAGGAACAATACCTGATTGTAATCTACTTGCAAATTCTTGTACACCTACTACAGCAGTTTCATCAAAGATTCTGTCAGATCGCCTCCTACCTATTGACTCACTAAAAAAACTTTCCCTTTGTGGTAAAGCAAATTCATAGCATTCTTCAAAAGTAGGTAGCCACATATCTTTGACTGCCTTAGCATTGTTATAACGAGTTATTAATCTTTTAACACCACTCTCAGAATAATTTTCTATTCTTTGTGGTTTAACATCTACTACCATCTATGCTCCTAAAGTATCTTTAGACATTAGACCAGATGAGATTTCATAACCTGCTCCGCCTCTTCTACCTGAAAGAAGTGATCTTCTACCTCTTCTACCTGAGTAAGCGGCAACTCTATCTTCAAATGCTTTTTGCTTATTAGCAGTTCTTTCTGCTTCTTGTTGCTTACGCATTCTCGCTCTTTGTTGCTTTACACTTTCCTCTTCTACTGGAGGCGGTGGTGGTGGCGGAGGAGATGGTTTAAATGGACCTGCACACATAACTATCTTCTCCTTTCGTAAACTGATTTTGGTTTGACATCAAATACATTAAAATTCCTTTTCGCAACTACAGGTTTATTAGATTTGTTACCAATAGTCAATGCTCTTCCCTCTCCTGCTCCTAATAATAAATATTGCAAAGCGTCGTGTACATGAGAAAATCTATTCTTATTTGGCTTTTCATCATATCTTTCTCCTGATACTTGGAGTCGTCTATAGTGATATCCACCAGCAAAACCTTTAATTAAATTGTTACATTTGTTATCTATAATAATACCTGACTCTCCATCTACCATTCTATTTAATACAGATGATACTGATTCTAATCTAAGAGTTACATCATTTGATGGTGCTGGTCTTGCATATATTCCTTTACCACGCATGATTTGAAAGGGTGTACTTTCATCTGTTTGTACTCTATGATCCCCTGCTGGATCGCCAAAAATTACAAATTCTCTTGGCAAGTATTGTGCCATAACTTGTTTCATTAAATCAGAAAATTTTACAATACCCATATCTTCTGCAACTAATTCATCAAAGACTACCCATCTATTTCTTATTCGTTGTGCAAATACACAAGCTGGTGTTAATCCAAAATCAATTCCACAAAAAATAGGAACACCTTTAGCAATAGCTAAATCTCCTTTTGCTAAATGTACTTCTTCATTATAAGATTCATATACAGGTTTTCCATCTTCTACTTGTCCTAATTTATTTAAAACATAAACATCAATCCATGATTTAGTTTTACCTCGTATAATATTACGATAATAATTTGGAGTTAAGTTCTTTTGGTTCTCCATAAGTTTATTATTTTCATATCCCTCTATTTCATTTTCTTTATTTTTAATTTCTAACATAGCAGGGGGTTGATTATAGAAAGACCAGTTATCAGGTTTAACTAACATCTTAGCTTCTTGTTTAGTTATGTAATCAGGAATGATTGTTTCTCCTGCCATAATAGACCACCAATGATCTGTATCAGGTGGGTTAGTATCTGCTATTACACCATACCAACTTGGTCCACCATCTCTCATAGATGGATATCTTCCTACCCTCATTGAACAAGCATCAACAATAGACTTAGGTATTTCTCTTGCTTCATTAATCCAAACACCAGTAAGTTCTAAAGATAATAATTTTTTGACATCTTCAGGTCTATCAAGTGCTAAAAAAATAACTTCAAGTTCAATATCTCCTTTTTTAATATTGTGAGTATATGGAACACTCCAGCCAAATCTTCCCCATTCTTCTTCAGGAAACCAATCAAGCCAAGTTTTAATTGTTGTTGTTTTTAATTGTGGGTTAGTATTTCTTATAACAGCCCATCTTGATTTTCTTTTACCATCTTCAGATGGCTTTTGAAGTAATGCTCTTCTGATAACTTCAATACAACAAGCAACAGATTTACCACTACCTACTGGTCCACGAAGTCCTCTAAGAAAGTTATTATCTTTTAAAAAATTTTTAAGGGTTGCCCCATCAGGTTTATAATTTAGTGATCCCATAATCTACCGCCAGTTTAATTAGTTTCTCTCTTGCATTGTCAGAAAGAGAATCAATTATTCTATCTGCTTCTTGGTCGTTCACATGGGATGCTGGGTAATGTTTCATATGTTGAGTTCTTACTACCTTTCTAAGTATCTGCAAATCCTTTATAGCGACCTTAGTGAAGATACTCATGGTGCTTGATTCATTATCTGTTCTTTAGCCATCTTAGTTGCCTCTTCTTCTGAATGACCTTTTAACATTTTAAACTCTACATATTCTTTGATTCTTTTAGCTGTGTATTCTAGTTTAGCTTTCTTCTCGTTCTCCATCATCTGATTTGCTCTCTTCTGATTCTTTAGAAGTATTGACTGCTTCTTTGGTTCGGATTTTTCTTGCTTCTTCATAGTTTTCCTTTGTGTTGTTTCTTCCATCAGGGTAAGTTGTCTTTGGTATTCTCTTCATGTTTAACATCCTCATATGTTGCACGATAACCTCTTGGACAAGAAAAAATTTTAAGTTCCTCTTCTGAAATAATCTTCTCTTCAACAAGTTCAGTATCGCCTTTTATCCATACCTTTAGCAAATATTTGTTACTTTTTAAAGGCATACCTAAAACTATAGCATAGGATGATCGAACCTTGAAGAACTATATTGTGTGTATAGGACCCCCCTCACTTGTCGTTGCCTAGTTTTTGGGGGTGGGGTAACCATCACACGACACTCTCCCTGTAATTTCTACGATAAGTCTATGTTAATGGAGAAATTACCACCAACCAAGTGTTGGTGCTTCTCAGGGGCTTTGAAACCAGCTCGATCTAGTATATCCCTACTAGCTTCTAGCTGAACATACTCACTCTTAGCCCCCTGAGAAAGGGAGAGTAGTCGTGCTGATGCTTTAGCCGAAGATAATCCGAAACTTCGCTGAATCTCGGACATCATGTATGCCTGTACCTCAGGTTTTCGTAGCATCTTACTAGCACTAACACGAGATGAATTACCCTTGTAACCAGCGAGTTTTGATGCTTCTGTGATGGTACATCCTGTGGCTACTAAGGTATCTACTAGCTTCTTAGCTTTAGCCGAGATTTCAGCATTCGGATTACTCTTTGGCGTGTATCTTTCGAGTGTCTTTGACATAGCTATTTACCTCTTATGGTATTGGTTGGTACCTATCGGTAGTATAGCGTATAACCCCAGCTTGTGTCAAGACACCAACATCTAACACAAGATGTAGTGGTCGCATGATGTTACGAACTGCTTTGTTCTAGGTTACTCTATGCTCCACCCCTTTTGTGTAGTTTATACTCCCAAGATAAAACCTCTCAGAAATGGAACCGCACCTTTGGTGCTGTCAAGTATTAAATCGGTTCCCCCTGAAGTAGGTTCCCCCCAATTTAACACCTGACTTCCATTTGCTGGAGGTTTTTGTGCATCTTGGAGTTAAACTAACAACAAAAGGAGTATAACATGAGTAACAAACTAGAAAAAGCATTCGGCATCATAGCTGACCACTTCAAAGGGTTAGAGTTGTCGGAAACACCACAAGCTGATACCTATACTGCCGAAAAAGGTTCGGTACAGAATATCATAAGAGGTTCTGAAATAGCTTGTAAATCTGCCTCGAATCTACAGCACGAAATCGGTGCTAGATTGAAAGGTAGAATCAGAAATAATGCTGGTTCTGAAGTAGAAGATCAAGCTATGCAAAAAGATACCTTTGCAGTTAAGCAACTACAATTACAAGTAGAATTAACTGAAGAGTTTATTAGCAAAGCTAAAGACTTCTACAAGGACAGATTTGGATTAACTTACACTCCAAAAGTAAGAGATCCAAATCCTGAAAATGTTAAGAAAACATTAGCAGTTGTAGAAGCTGAAGAGGTACTAAAGAAATTAGCATCTTAACAGATCATTTAAACCTCTAGTAGTTAATTCTACTAGGGGTTTTTATTTATTAACCTATTGACACTATAGAACAAAGTGTTAATATATACTTGAAGTAGAAAAGGAGGATCGAATGATCTTATACAAAGGGAAAGCCAAAGACTATAGTCTTGATGGCATTAAGAAATCGTTAGCAAAAAAATCAGGTGTGATTGTACACAAGAATATTTTGTTACACGAATTAATTGAAAAGGTAAATCAATGCATCATACAGAAAAAGAAATCGTAGATATTGTAAGCAAACAAAAATCTGATTTGGATCGTATGTTTTCTAATATGACATTACGATTTTTAAATAAGATTAAATCAACTGATTCATTAAAGGAATTAAATGAACTGCGTAGGGCTTACAATATTTGTATTGAATGTCATTCATTAGACCAAGAAGTAATCAATACAATTTGCAATCAGATACAATTATTGGAGGAGAAATATGAGTAAAGTTAAATCAGATTTGCGTTGGGATGAGTGGGATGAACAAGTAAATCAATCAGCAATAGATGATGCTGAAGCAGTATATCGTACAAGTAAAAGAGAAAATACTATGAACGATATCTGCAAAGGTGCTTTCATGTACTTAAAACTTGAACCAAAAACTTCGGATCGGAAGTATTGGGAAGAAGTTTATAAGAAAGCAAATGAAATAAGAGATCAATACAAAAAAATAAGGGAGGTCTTATGATTATTAAACAAGAAGTTTATTGGGGCTTAAATAAAAAAGATGAAGTCGTAATAGATGTAGAAGAAATCAGAAAAGAATTTGAACATAAACTTAGTATTATTGTTCAAGAAAAAGAGGGCTTTTCTGAAAATGTAATGGAGGATAAATGAGTACAACAGAATTTTATTGTTGTGTTTTTTTTCTATTCACAATGATTGTATTAATAATAACAATATAACAAGGAGGTATAATGCAAGGCAAAGCAAAAGATGTAGTCCATAGCATTACAAAAAACATACTGAAGTTAATGAAAGAACAAGGTAGTCAATGGACTAAACCTTGGGCTAATAAACTATTCACTTCAGTAGATGGTTGGAAATATACTGGAGGAAATATTATGCAGTTAGCTTTTCAACCATACGATAGATATGTTTGGGGAACTTATAAGCAGTGGACCAAACATGGATGTCAAGTAAAGAAAGGAGAAACTTCTACTAAATTATTATTCATTAAGAAATATATCAAAGAAGTAGAACATAAAGGAGCAACAAAAGAAAAGATGTTTCAAATGTTTAGATGTTTTGATGTATTTAATATTGAACAAGTAGAGGGTAATACAGAAAAGTTTGTTGGCTTTGATACATTTGAAAACAAAGTCAATGACAATGAGAATGCTGATGTATTTATAAATAATACAAAGGCAAAGATTTCTCGTAGTGGTAAAGCTTGTTACATACCAAGTATTGATGAGATTCGTATGCCAAATAAAGAATCGTTTATCAATACTGAACATAGTACCGCTACAGAAAACTACTATTGCACTATGTTCCATGAACTGACTCATTGGACAGGACATGAAAAGAGATGTGATAGAAAGCTATCATCAAGATTCGGATCAAGTGGCTATGCGTTTGAAGAATTAGTTGCTGAACTTGGATCATGTTTTATAGCAAGTCATCTAAACATTACTTCTTCTCCAAGAGAAGATCATGCTATGTATTTGAATAGCTGGATCAAATGTTTAGAAGAGAACGAAGATGCTATTTGGAAAGCATCAAGTCTTGCAAGTAAGTCATTAGACTTCTGTAAGAATTTACAATCAACAACAAATGTAATCAAGGAGGTTGCGTAATGAAAGTAAATAGTGATGACTTCAAGTTTATCTTACAAACTCTAAACAGAATAGATAGTAAAGCTGAGGTAGAGTTTAAAGGAGAACATTGGAGCGACGATAAGTTAAGAGAATATAAAAGTCTTGACTCAATTTCTATAGTTTTTGCTAAAGAAAAAAATGAGGACACAAGACTTATTATTAAACTAAGTTAGGAGGAAACATGAAGATACATGATGAAGAAATAAATAAATGGATCAATGATTGTCCTACTCATAAATGTGATGTCAATCATATAGACGAACATGGTATTTGTTTAACTGTTTGTTTTAATAATGAACCTGAAGAACAAGAACCATTAATATTAACAAAAGAAATGGAGGTAAAAGATGGGAGATAGAGTAAGTATATCTTTTAAAGATAAGGATGGAGATGAAAGTCCAAGTATATTTCATCATTGGGGAGGCACTTGGTTTCCACAAGTTGCTTTGCATTGGATGACAGATTTCCATGCAAGAATAAAAAAAGAAAAAGGAAGAGTAAGTGATCCAACAAGTAGAATGGAATCAAGAAATTTAATGGTTCAATTCATTGGAGAACTAAGACAACATAAACAGTTAAGAGAATGTACAGGTTTTGAAAAAACAGATGGAGAATCTGATATTAATAAACCTATTGTACATGACATAGATATATCTCATAGTATTTATTTAGGTAAAGAACCTAATGATGGAGATAATTCTGACAATGGTCATTACATAATTCATACTCATAACTTGATTATGATTAATGATAGAGGAGAAACAATAGCAAGAAAGGACAATCCAAATGAGTAACTTTAATAAAGAAGTTGGAGAATTTATTAAGCAACAAAGACTTAATAAAAATCCAAGAGTAACGCAGACAATGTTAGCTCGTTATTTAGGAGTAACATTTCAACAGGTACAAAAATATGAGAAAGGAATGAATGGATTATCATTACAAAAATTTCTTAAAACTATGGAATTTTTTAATTGTTCTATTACTGATGTACCTTTCACTCATTGGCTAACAAGAATACCAGTAGTCATTGAACATAAGGAGCAAGACCATGTTGAATCAAAAGAACTTTAAGGATTTGGTTGGAGAGTTTCAAACTTTCCACCAAAAAAATCCTGAAGTATATAAATTGTTTGTAAGATTTACCTTTCAAGCAATCAATAGAGGTCATCATAAACTATCAAGTGAGATGATTATTAATAGGATAAGATGGGAAACAAATGTAATGACTACTGATAAGGAATATAAAATCAATAATGATTATAAACCTTTTTATAGTCGTATGTTTATGACACAATATTCTAAATATAATAACTTCTTTCAGAAGAGAGGTAGTTATGCAGACAAAGTAGATTGGAGTAGCTATGTTGTACAATCAGATCATCAGACATCTGAAGTTACGCAGACAATATCTTAGGTTAGATGCTACTGCACTAGCAGAAAAGGTTGGTGTTGCTGACTCTCTCATTAATAAGTGGGAGAGTCTAAAGCAAATACCAAATGCATCTAACTTTTTAAATTGGTGTAATGCATTACAAATGAATGTTGCATTACTAGAACATAAGTCAATGATTGGAGAGTATGAACCTACTCCTCAATGTATTGAATATATCATTAACAATCATGGAAGCGAGGTAGATATTGAATACGAAAAACAAAAATTCACAGATCATTACAAAGCAAATGGAGATGTTAAAGCAGACTGGGATGCTTGTTTTAGAAACTGGATTAGAAGATCAATCCAATTTAGTAACAATCGAGGACAAACTCAAACACGCAACAATCCATATGATTCCAAAGCTGTTCAAGAAAGACGCAAACGAATCTCTAATGTTGCGAGTATGGGAGATCAGGTATCTGATGGGCAAGGACAGGGAAAAGTTCGAACCATCAAATACGATAGATAAAGATGCACCTAATATTATTAATCGCATGGCTAGTTATATTCAGCCATGTACTAGAAAAGATATTGCAGTTGTATTAGAAACTATAGCGAGTACCTTTTCAATTAATATACCTAATGAAACAGGATTAGAACAATACTTTAGAATACTTCAAAAGTACCCTGCATCATTACTTAAAGATTGTATGGAAGATATATTAATTAAATATAAATATCCTAGGTTACCACTACCAGTAGAATTTACCGATAGATTAGATGCACCATACGAACATCATTTAGGTTGGTTAAAACAATTAACAAAGTCGTTTTATAAACTTGAATTATGGAAACAAAGTGAGTATAACAAACAAACAAAAGGAGAATGAAATGAAAACAAAAGAAGTTATCAAGACTCCAGTTGAAGATGTCAAGGTCAATCGTAATCGTGGTCTTGGTGGTAGTGATGCCACAAGAATTATGCGAGGGGATTGGCATGACCTTTGGTTAGAAAAAACTAATCGAAAAGAACCTGATGATCTATCACAAGTTCTTGCTGTTCAGCTAGGTATATATACCGAACCAGTAAATAGAATGTTCCTTAACTATGCATCTGAATTAGACATAAACGAATTGTCTGTTCATCATGCTAATTTAAAAACAGAAAAAGAATTTATGTTTGCACACTATGACGATTATTCTAAGTCGGATAATGCAATAGTAGAATACAAACATACTAATTCTAATAACACTTTAGATAATTGTATCAGTACATATATGCCACAGATACAACACTACCTTATGGTTAGTGGATGTAATCATGCTTGGCTATCTGTAATCTTTGGCAATCAAAGACATGAACATTGTAAGATTGATGCTGATAAAAATTATCAAAAGAAACTTTATGACATTGAGAAATCTTTTTGGTCCTATGTTAAAGATGACAAAGAACCTGAGAAAATAGAAACAGATGAGTTACCTAAACTTGCTGGTGCTATTAAAATCAATGACATGATAACACTAAATTTTGATGAGAATAAAGATAATCAATTCTTATCAAATGCTACAAGATGGGTTGAAACAAAGCAGATTGCAAATGAGAATACTGCATTGGGCAAAGTCTTGAAAGCAAAGATTCCTGATAACTGTAGGAAAGCAGTTGGAGGAGGAGTTGTAATCAGCAGAACAAAAGCTGGTTACTTAACCATCAAAGAAGAAACCAAAGGAGGTATGTAAGATGGCTAAACCACTAGACGAAAGAGTAAAACAAATCCTAAAGAAACTTGGCTTTGATCCTAAACAATGTTTATGGGATTGTCATGGAACTTGGGTAATGTATCATAGATTTATTGAGATCGCTGGTGCAAAAAATAAAATCCGATATGACCTAGAGGAGATAGAAACTAATTCAAGAGATGGAATAGTTTGTATTAAATGTAGAGCATCTATTGGAGTAAATGGGAGTGAGGAAAAAGTTATTACCTATGGAGAAGCAAGTCCTAAGAATAATAAAAATTCCTATCCTTATGCTATGGCTGAGAAACGAGCAGTAGATAGAGCAATCCTAAAACTATTAGGAATGCATGGGTTCGTTTATTCAGAAGATGAAATGGATTTATCTTCAAACACTAAACCTACAAACAATATAGGTGCTAGTGATGATACGAAGTTAGAAACATTCCAAGGAGAAATTAACTCTAGTAAGAATCTGAAAGAGTTAAAAGCATATGGACAAATGTATAAAGTACATATGGGTAAGGCAAAGCAAACAAGTCCTGCCATATATTTACAAACAAAAACTTTATATGAAACAAGACTAACTGAACTAACTAATGGAAAGGAAAATAATGTACAATAGTATCACACTAATAGGAAATCTTGGTGCTGATCCTGATATCAAACAAACTTCTAAGGGGGGCAAGTATGCTCTCCTTAGTGTTGCTACACATAAGAAAATTAAAGGAGAGAAACTTACTGAGTGGCATAAGGTTGTTGTATGGGATGAGAAAATTGCAGAAGTAATGGAGAAATATACTAGACGAGGTAGCAAAGTATTACTGCAAGGAAGATTAACATATAAAACATGGGAGAAAGAGGGGATTCAAATGAAACAAGCTGAAGTACATCTTGATAGATTTGAAAGTAAGATGGAAATGCTTGACTCTAAGAGCGAATCAAAATCATCTCAGAATGAGATAGATGATTTTGGTAGCGATAAGACCTATGAAAATGAAACAGAAAACCCTGATGTACCTTTCTAATAGATGAATAATCAAAATGACAATTTAGATTTAGTAGAGCAGTTAAAAGATTATAAGGAAAAAACTACTGCTCTATTAAAAGAATGTAAGAGAGATAATCTAATACAAGCAAAAGAGATAGATAGATTGAATGAGTATATACAGATACTAGAAATGGAACAGAAGAAATGACAAGAACACAACATATAATTTATAGTTTTATCAAGCAATATATTACTGCTGAAAAAATATCTCCAAGTTATGAGGACATATTGAAAGGTACTAAATACAAATCTAAATCACAGATTTATAAAGTGGTAGATGCTTTGATTAAAAAAGAATACCTAAAAAAGATAGGTAAGTTTGGAGATGCTAGACGCATAATAGTCAATAGAGATTATGAGAAAGGAGGTATTAAGATTGCAAAATCAAAACATTAATGGCGAAGCATATATGATGGCTGACAAAATTGCTAAAGAAAATCCTTATGCAATACGAGATCAGTTAGCTTTTTATATACAAAAGTCATGGGATGCTTTTCCAATTCTAAAGTTGCAAAATATTCAAGAGATATTAAAGCAACCTGAAGAAATGGAGAATCCTTGTGAGTAGAAAGTCTAAACAAAAAGGATATAGGACCGAATATAATTTGGTAAAATATTTTAACAAGAAAGGTTTGTCTGCAAAACGACAACCATTGAGTGGGGCATTAGTCGATTTTCCTCACGATATTCAAATCAAAAACCCTGATGTAATCATTGAAGTTAAAGCTAGAAAAAATGGTGCAGGATTCAAAACATTAAAGAACTGGATGGGTAGTGCTGATGCATTAGTTATGCATGAAGATAATGCTGAGTCATTAGTGGCAATAAAACTAGGTTATTTTGTGGATTTACTTCTAAACCATAGAGAGTATAAAATGCCATATGATTTGGAAGTTAAAGAAAAACTTAGAAACAAAGATAGCTAGGTACTTTGCTTTA